ACCTTGGGAATCTTGGGGACCCTAGGACCACCAAGGTTCACCTCCCCCCTAAGGACCCCAATCTCATCACGCAAGGCACGGAGTTCGGTCAGAATTTCGTCCATCGGAAGGTTCTTGAAAAGGGGGTGTGGAGGGAGTTTTGAAAAAACAACCAGCGGGGGAGTTTTGAATAAAACAACCAGCGGGGCCTCACTTAGGTGCGGGGAATTATGGATTCATTGAGATTATTTTCTTGGATTACATTAAAATGGAAAGACCAGTCAGTACTGTTCTGATGGAAGCTATCGTTATCGGTCTCATGAACCTGGCTATTATCATGGCCCTATCCAAAGTTGGCACTGGTCTCCCACACCTGACCGAATATGTCATCGCTGGTGCACTCATTCACATCATCTTCGAATATACAGGTGGCAACAAGTGGTGGTGCACCCAAACTTACAAATTGTAATGATGTCTCAAGTAGTTCTGCCGCTGTCTCACATCATCAATCTCAATCTCCAAATTCCTCTTCAATTCACTCGACTCGTCAATTAACCTCGCGATTCGATAGTTTTCGAACATTGTATAGTCTTCGTAAATTTTTTTCTCGAATTTCTTACTCGTGTACTCCTTACGGTCTGCTGGTGAAAAATTAGCCCATTCTGTGATTCGAACATAGTTTTCAAATGTAGCTTCATCTGTTTCGTTTTCATCGAAAATATCCATATCCAAGATTGGAGTCTGTGCACTAAAGTGTCTCATAGCAGCCTCCCTAACCTTCTTAGTGATATATTGAATAGGCTTTAGGGTTCTCAAACTCGTTTTAGCAATCTTCAAATCAGCCAAAAGTCGTCGAATCATATCCTCGTTCTGTGTCCACTCATCATACCACTCAGGTTGCCAAGGTTCGTCGTCACTGTCATCCTCATCCTCATCACTTTCACTGTCGGATACCACATTAATGAGTCGGTGAACATCTACACCTGGTTGAACCACCTGAAAAGGGACAGCTGTACGTGGTCGACGGCTGTCCCTGACAGGGGGGTCCTCATGTTTTGGCATGTTGTCGTGCACTTTCTTCAAATTATCACACATTTCCAAGTAGGTGCCCTCAGGGATCATCTTGGAAATGTCGTCAATGCATGACATCAAACTTTTTAAGTTATCCATGGTGAATAAAAACTTAAATTTTCAGGCGTTTTTGTTTTACTTAGGTTTATAACGATTCTAAATGTCCGTCAGATTCTTGAAGCCACATAATTTTTTGTATAACTGAATTTCTATACTTTGCCCTAAAGTCATTTTCAACCTCAATATATGTTTTACACTTTTCCCTGAATTCAGCAGTAGTTAAATTCATCTCTTCGAGTGTTAAGTCACTAGGTATATCCCCATATATCATACAACAATGCTTCATAACGGTCTCTCGAACTGTTTTGGTGATTCTCTTCAGTGGTTGATTCGTATCAAGTTCGTCTTCTAAATAACGGATTTGTCCATGAATAAAATCACTATCCATTCTCAAACCCATGTCATAATAATAGTCGTAAAAATACCGAAACGTATCCACATGTTCAATGGGGGGTATCCGAAAATTATCATACTCAAATAGAAAAACAGGGTCTGTTCTCACCTCGTATGCTTTTTTTAAAAGATTACAAACTTCCAAGTAATCCCCCTCGGGTAATAGAGTAGAGTTTTCATCCATTATTTGCATGACACGTAAAAGTTCTGTCATCTTATTGTAATAGTATGTATTTTTTCTAAGTGGCTTAAAATTATCTCATATAATCAGAGATATGTACAAAACCACGTACGATAAAACAGTATGTCAAACTGGTAATAGGTTATGGTGCTTTTCTCGTGACCTAAAAACTCTACTCATGTCTCACACCTACGAAAAGGATATTGACTTGTTGGGAGATGATTAACAAAAGTGAGTATGTAAATGATCAACTTTTCGGGTCGCAGCACTTCTCGTCATTTCATGGTCATTTTCAACTTCTTCTTCGGTTAGAACCCTTACTTCATCATCATAATCCTCCTCATCCTCCTCATCCTCATCTTCATCATCTTCACATGCTTGACAAGGTGCGTCAAACATGTGACAGATGTGTTCACCATTTTCAACCATTTTACGCACATCGGGGTCGTGCATGATATTGTCATCATCATCATCATCCCAAGCCAGAGTACGGTCTACGCGTTTTTTTATCTTTTCGGTTTCAAGTTCTTTGACGCGTTTCTGAAGTCTCACGATTTCATCGTTGAGTTCCCTATTAGTCCACTCGTCAAAAGCATTAGACGTGGAGATTGTTTCCGCATTCGCGTACCATTCAGGTGGTGGATCGCTTCGGGTGGGGGGTGGTGAAGGCATTTCAACGAAAATACCGGGAGGGAGTGGGTGGCTTCGGGAACATCCCATGTTTTTTCTTGAAAAATATAAATTCTAGACTTCACTTAGGTATGGAACACATACGAAAGATCATGGAAATCATGGACGATGATGAGATGTTCCCAACAAGGAATGAGTGGGCGTACGTGAAGATATCAAATGAACTCAAGAAATTACATTTCAAATTAAAAGAACTCTCAAGGTTCACCCCAGCTACAATCAACCCTTCAGCTCCCCCTCGTATTATTAGAGACGCGTGGCGGGACCTCCATACTTTACGTCTCAGACCGAGGCGTTAATCCACGTCCATCATTGTTACCTCTACATGTTGATGCATCGACTGTCTCGGTGGAGGGTAGTATGCACCAGGTTCAACTGGGTCAGACCACTCTTCATGTAACTCCTGTAAAAATTCACGTAGACCTGGGTTCTCACGCTCTTCGTCATCATCAAGTTCTCTCCATTGTTGATGAAATTGTTCTCGGTCTCGCTGCGCAGCCGTATCGGGGTCAGATGGCAGTTCGTCATCCATCCACTCACGTGGTTGCCCATCTGGAATTTCATGTGTTGGGTGAAACACCGGGGGTCCTTGTGATGTTTCATCACTCACCCACATAGGGATGGTTTGGTTTAGAAAGGATGGTGGCTTCACATGTTCCCGCAACTCCTTGATAGTATCACACAACTGTAGATAATCCCCCTCCGGGATATTTTCCGAGTTCTTGTCAACAAGCGCCATTATTTTATGAAAAAGGTCCATTTTTATAACATACTATTATCCTATCATCCCCACATAACTTAGGTTGCTGAAAGACTTAGAGCTTTTTTTTACATTATTTTCGATATCCTCAAACTCTTGAAATAAATATGTAATATCATCACCACGATACTTAGCTTGTCTCACCTTTTCAACAAAATTTTGCATTCTTCTATCGAAATTTTGCAATTCACCCCTTGTCTCCACGAATGACAGTAACCTTTTACACTTCGTAATGAGAACTTCCAAATCCATCCTCCTTTCCATTTGAATATTTCTCTCCAACTGAATGTACAGTTTTTCAAAACATTCGTTATACGCCTCAATTACAGAGCCTACATCCATTAGTTCTTTCATAGATTTTTTACCTTGAACAGGTCTCGGGGCAACGAGATTGAGGACCGAACGTATGAAATCGAACGGCATTTTTTGGGTGCTGGGGGTGGTTCGATTGGGGTAGTACAGTGAATAACTTCTTCCCAAATTATACGTTGTACGTCTGGACACAGAGGAGCAGTAGCCTGAAGAAATGCAAGTCGTAGGTCGTCTGTGGCCAAACCGGAGATTCCAAGGGGTACACTTGAATGAACAAAGAGTTCGTTGATGGGGAGAACGTATTCAGACATTATTCAGAATCACTTGAATTTACTTCTCTTTCCTTTTTACTTAGGTTTAGTTCAATTGCAATTTTCTCGAGTTCAACATCAAGTATGAAACGGTATGGGGCATCCCACAGAGCACATTTTATCCAGCTGTATGTATTAGTCATGTAATAGGGTCCCATGTATATGAAGGTTTGACAAATAGCCTGGATGTAAATCATTGTTTATTTAATAGTGCCATTCTTTTTTATACTCTTTAAAAATGTGTACATATCAACGATTCCAGCTATAGCTATTCCTCCCGTAAAAATGACAGTTTGTATTGCGATTCGAGAGTGCATAATATAATCTTTAGTGATATTAGAAATGTTGCTTGACGACATACCTAAAAAGGTTCAGTACATCATTGTAGATTCCGATTTCGTGAATGGTACAAACAATACATTTTCCCTAGACCTCACACTTCAATCTAATACACATGTCGAAGACATGAGTAGGGTACTGGGAATTAAGATGGTCGATTTTTACATCACTCAAATGGGAGCCAGTGGTACAGGTGGTAATACAGATATAGCAAAATATGTTGATATAGTATGCCCAGAGATTCCAAAGGTTGCTCAAATTCTTGACGAGAGACATGGTCAAGTGTTGGCGAGAGTGCCACTCGAAAGACATTTTTCAGGAAGTAATAGTTTTATTTTAAGAGATAAACAATGGAAACGATTTCAACAACAAACAAATTACTTCAATCCTATATCGATTAAGAAATTGAATTTTACAATTAATGAAAAACAAGATGATGGTGACTATTTAACTCTTAAACCAGATGCTAAATGGTATATGATTCTTGAGATTACCACAGTAAATGTAAAGGAGAAACCAAAAGATAGAGAACTTCAAATCCTAAGGGCACTTGAAAAGTTATTACAAAAAATTGATAGACTCAATGAAAATGTTGAAAGACTTCCAGATAAACCACCAGATGAAAATCCTAAAAAGTATTCATTTGGTTTATTGGTCGCTGTACTGGCTTCAATTCTTGGTGGTTTCATGTGGTGGGTGAATAAATCACCAGTGTCACCAGTATAAAATATCACTGAAGTATATATGGGTCTAGGGATTTTACGTGCGGTGAAAATGACGTCCATCGTAGGTAAAAGGTTTTTACATCTAGGAAGAAAAAATGGTAATAAGGGTATAGCAGCCCGTGTTTCCCCATACATTATAGATATTATGAACAATCCCATACTATCAATTGATCATATACATAATATATGTAACATGATGGCAGAAACAGAGTTACTCACAGGTGTTATACGCTTCGTTACTGTAATTATGTCCATCAGAAGATTTTTATAACTCATTCTTCAAACGCTTCATCACCATAGAGCTCCTCCAAAGTTTCAAGCATTTCATGTACATCCTTGAGAGTAGATTTTGTCGAACGTAGGTTCCATCCAGCCAATACCTTCATTTTATCGGTTGCAATCTTATATTTAACAATCTGTTCTTGTAAATCATTAATAGTTACATTTTCAACTTCAGGTGTTGGTGGTGGTTTTTGTTCCATAGCGAATCTATGTGGTCGAACTGAAATACCTGTAGAGTGCTGACGCCAATGACGCCCGTTACTTTTTTTTTCTTTCTTTTCAGCCGTGTTATAAATACGTGTCGGTGCGTAAGCAAGGGCAATCATGTATTTATAATAGGGGTTTTGACTTTATATCTATTTCATTGATTAAGCAGTGGTAGGAGCCTTCTTCTTGGGGACAGTCTTCTTAGCAGGGGTGGTTGGGACAGTAGCGACTGGTTCAGCGGTGACAGTAGCAGCGGGACCTGTAGGACCAGTCACACCGGTCGCACCACGAGGACCAGCGGGACCAGCGGGACCAGCGGGACCAGCGGGACCAACTCCACCTGAGCCACCTGAGCACTCCTGGACAATCTTGGTTAGAATACTGTAAAGGCGACCCTTGTCGAGTCGGGTGCGCTTGAGTTCGTCTTCAATATCTTTGAGGAGAGGATTCATTTTACTATATATAAAAGAAAGATTATCTTTATACCAAATGATAATCATCGGCCCTAAACTTCTCACGGGTATTGGACAACATGCACAAAAATATACGAAATTGTTCCTTCCTGGCTCATCATACCATGAATTTGGTAGTGAGCTTCCTGAAAGTGAACACGGTCTAGTATTTACTATACCCATTAAGCAACATATTGAGTATATCACTTACGCAAAAACTAAGGTAAAGAATCTCGCCTGTATGACTGTATGTGAAACTGAGACTGTACATGAGGACTATGGTCTAATTATGAAAGAATTCAAACGAGTTGCCGTGCCAAGTGAGTTCTGTAAAAGAGTGTTATCTAAACAGTTTCCTGATAATGAATTCTACATCATTCATGCACACATCCCCAAACCAAAGGAGAAACCGTATACATTCTACCATATCGGAAATATCATGGACCCTAGAAAGAAGTTTCGCGATATACTGTCGGCATTTGCTCGTCTAAATGAACCAAATACACGACTCATTGTCAAGGCCACAAGTAATCAAGATATACAAATCAAATTCCCAAATGTAGAAATTATAAATGGCCTGGTTTCGGAAGAAGAAATGGACACTATCCATAATAGGTCGGACTGTTATGTGAGTTTTTCACACTCGGAAGGGGTTGGTATGGGTGCTGTAGAAGCTGCTATACGAGATAAAGCTGTGATTATTACGAATTATGGTGGAGCACCTGAATATATCAAGACACCCTACACGATTGACTGTGGACTTCAAGAATTGGAGATGGATGATTTCCTCTTCAAAAAAGGTATGGTTTGGGGTAAACCAAACTTTGACCAACTCTTGGAGTTCATGAGACATGCATATGATAATCGTGTTCGTTATATGAACCACGAACACACTAAAAATCTAGTTGGGAGGAAGAATGTATTAGAAGAATTCATTCTGAATGTAATTGGTACCGAAAACGATAAGACCAATTAGGGCAGTACCACTCATCAATGAATCTCGCTGGGCAATGCTAGTCATCACGAGTTCATCTACGACGTGAACACCAGTGGGTTTGGTAATGATACGGGGGAGGAGCATATTTATGGCAATGTAAAGAGCCATCGCTATTATTACAGGTCTAAGACTCTCTTGATCTAACATTTACAGTACACTGGGATTATATTTGAACCTTCTTCCCGAGAGGAACTTTATCAATCCTATGTTTTTTGCAAAAATCTCCACACACTGCCCTAAATGAACAAGGCTTTCCAGTCATAGTAGTTGCCTGGCAGGTTTTGGCGTGTGTTCGTGATGTCACAGCCACTTCTGGTGGCCTGTCGAGAACGATAAGTTGTCTGTCAGACTTCTTTTGTTCATGTTTCTTGTAAGACATCTTACACTTCCAGGTTGCATCAGCTAGGTGATAGCATCGGTCATCTGGTTCCTTTACACGGTACATCTTCATCGCACTAGCCATGCATTGCTCCCAGGTTGCATCACGGATGACTTCCATTTTTAGAACTTACTTTTTAACATTTTTGAAATTAACTTAGGTGCTTAAGCTTCACCTCCAATTTCTGCGAGGTAGATGTCAACCTGCCCCGCAAATTCTGGACATGTTTTAGTAGTCTTTTTAGTGACCATATCTTGTACATTAATCACATGCTCTTTGAACTTCTTGACATTTATACCAGTGGCATTATGAATCTGTGATTCAGTCGCAATATCCTTGAGTGCGTATAGGTAGGCGGTTGCATAGTTCGCGTGAAGTATGGCTATAACTGGGGACTTATCTTGCTGCGCTGCCGTGGCATACCGAGCAGATTGCCTGACAAGTTTCTCAATTGAACTTTTCAGACCCCTGGACTTATTCTGCATCATCACAACAAGAATGAAAATTGCAATAATCAAATAGAAGTACATATCTTCCTATCGTATCCAAAGAAAAAAGTAGACCTAAGTTAGAGTTTTGAGTTGTAATAAAGTCAAGAGTTTCTTGTTTTTTAAGAAAAATGCAGACCACGTTAAAAGATCTCATCGATGCAGGTACTATCACATATGGTCTAAAAGTACTAAAATTAACTTACAAAAACACCACTGTTAAGATAGATCTTGATAAGGATGGGACTCTTAAGTGGAACAATCAATCATTTCATACCCCCTCTAACTTCTCCTTGAACTTCAAGCGTCGCATAACACCTGAGGTTCAAAGCGATAACGGATTTCGGTCGATTGTGTACGGTGGGAAACCCCTCAACGAGTATGTAAAAATATACAAGATTGAGATGGAGCTGGAAATAATGAAAGTAAAATACAAGCTGTTCTGTGGAAAGTATGCCACTGAGATACTCGATGAGGTTTATGAAGAACCTGACACAGAAATAAATACGTCTGAATGTAAAAAATCACCTGTCGCAGTTGGTTCAATGTGGGACTATGTCAATAAGAATGGTACGGTATCTTCTGTAACGGTCAACAAAATATATACACGGGTCGATGGTTCTCATCGTATGAACTTAGTTTTAAAGCCGTTAAACGGTGTTAATAAACCACGTATGCGTACGGTGTGTGATTCTAAAATTAATGAAAACCTAACATCCTATGAATTGAATGGGTATACACAAGAAGCATCTTGTGTCTGTAAGCACTGTTACACGAAATATATGGGAAGACAGTGGTCGAATGAGCTCCGCGAAAAAATTAAGGGTGCGATCTTACATGGAACGAGGTATGAGAAGTACGAACCATTATTGGGTGCACCACGTGATCTGGTGATAGATCATCTCATGACAGGTCTTCGAAATCGGCATCCTAACTGTGAATCACTGACCTTTGAAGACGCGATGAACGGAAAACATTCTGTCAAATTCCAAATCGACGAAATTATTCCGCGTGCGGAGTTCCAAAAGGGTATCAATGTCAACAAAGTGGACGAGTGGACACGTATATTCAATTTCAAAAATATTCAACTATTAACACCAGATGACAACTATGGAAAGGGGGGGTATGTACAACGAAATGAAGATTGGTGTGTATTCAACAACATACTATCGACTGAAGATGCCAGACGTGTGATCATTGAGTCCAGGCTATCCTGGATAGAAAGGCGAGCTAAAAAAGGGCTACACATTCTCGAAATTGAGGGGAAATTCTGTGAGACCTACAAATAGAACCTAAGTTAGAGTTTTGAGTTGTAATAAAGTCAAGAACCATGGAAAGTGTCCAAAAGCTCACCCACATTGAGCACATTCTCAAGAGACCTGACTCATATGTAGGTCCCGTCGACCTGAATGTCGAACCGTATTGGGTTCTCAACGGTGATAACTCACAGTTTGAGAAGAATAACCTCAAGTATTCCCCAGCTCTCTTGAAAATCTTCGATGAAATCCTCGTCAACGCGGTTGACCGCAACTCTATGCATCCCAAGCATGTCACTTCCATCTCTGTCGCTATTGATAAAGTCAGTGGTTCAGTGACTATAGAGAACAATGGTCCCATCGGTGGTGTCGGGGTTCGTATGCATGAGAAGGAAGGTATTTGGAATCCAGAATTAACATTTGGACACCTTCTCACAAGTACCAACTATGATGACAGTAAGAAGCGGGTAGTTGGTGGACGCAATGGCTATGGTGCCAAATTGACGAACATCTACTCCTCCTCGTTTTCTATCGTCATCAAAGACCACGAGACTAAACAAACATACACCCAAAAATGGTCTAACAATATGACTGTGTGTGAACAACCAAAAATCAAAAAATATGCGGGTGCTACGTCATCCGTTTCTATCACGTTTACCCCCGATTGGAAGAGGTTTGGGATGCCCAAGATGGATTTCGCCATCTATAAGATTTTCCAAAAGAGGGTGTGGGATGCAAACATTTGTTCAACCCCCAATTGCAAGGTCAGGTTTAATGGAGATGTTCTCCCCAAACAAAACTTTGATGCGTATGCCAAAATGCATGAAGGTGTAGGGGAGGTGTGTTCCTTTTCCAATGACCGTTGGTCCGTGTGTATCGGTCCTTCAGAGAATGGCCTAGAACAGGTGTCGTTTGTTAATGGTATTTGTACAACCAGAGGTGGGACCCACGTAGACCATGTGGCATCCCTAGTTGCTGGGGGGATTATTGAGGAGATGGCCAAGAAGATTAAGTTGAAACCTCAACAGGTCAAGAACACCTTCAATATCTTTGTAAAGGCAACCCTTGAGAATCCAGCCTTCTCAAGTCAGGTAAAGTCTGAATGCACCCTTAAAGCTCAAGACTTTGGCTCCAAGTTTGAACCTCCAAAGAACTTCATCAAGAATGTTCTCAAGACTGGTATTCAAGATGAACTCCTCGCACTCTCCAAATTCAAGGAGATGAAGGAACTAAAGAAGACTGATGGTGCTCGTAAGTCCAAAATCACTGGGATTCCCAAATTAGATGACGCCAACAAAGCTGGTACTGCACAATCTAATAAGTGTACATTGATTGTGACTGAGGGTGATTCAGCAAAGACCCTCGCAGTTGCAGGTCTCTCTGTAGTTGGTCGTGACCACTATGGTGTCTTCCCACTTCGGGGTAAGTGTAAGAATGTGAGAGATGTTTCCGTTTCACAACTCACCTCTAACCAAGAGTTTAATGATCTCAAGAAGATTTTGGGTCTTCAACAAGGTAAAGAATACAAGGATGTGTCAGAACTTCGTTATGGTCGTCTCATGATTATGACAGATGCAGATAATGATGGTTCTCACATCAAAGGCCTAATTCTAAACATGATTCACTATTTCTGGCCAAGTCTCCTCAATTTGGGTTTTGTCGTGAGTATGGTCACCCCAATTATCAAGGCATCCAAGGGGTCAGACTCCAAATCCTTTTACACAGATTCAGCATTTCGAACCTGGTATGGTGATGGGAAAGCTGGGTGGCGTATCAAGTATTACAAGGGTTTGGGTACCTCAACCTCAGTAGAAGCTCGGGAGTACTTCAAGAAGATTCAAGAACTCACGGTTAGATTTGATGTAGATAGGATGACCAACGAATCGATTGTTCTTGCGTTTGATAAGAAGAAGGCGGATGCGAGGAAAACCTGGCTTCTCGACAGTACCGCTAAGGATGTGAGGGAACTTGAAGTGCCTTATGGACACGTCAAACAGTTGAGTATCACAGACTTTGTTCATAAAGACCTGGTCAATTTCAGTCTTGCGGACCTAAAGCGTTCGATTGCCCATGTCGCAGATGGACTCAAACCATCCCAAAGGAAAGTTATGTATTCATGCTTTCAAAGGAATCTACAAGGTGAGATGAAGGTTGCCCAATTGGCAGCCTATGTCGCCGAGAAGAGTTCCTACCATCATGGTGAAGTGTCTCTCGCAGATACAATCGTAAAGTTGGCGAATGACTATACGGGTTCTAACAATATCAATCTTCTAGAACCATGTGGTCAGTTTGGTACACGACTCATGGGTGGTAAGGATGCCTCACAAACCAGGTACATTTTCACACGGTTGACTAAAGAGGCTCGTAGTGTTTTTGATGCTAAGGATGACGCCATCCTCAACTACCTCGATGATGATGGGAGGTCTATCGAACCAGATTTTTACATGCCAACTATTCCAATGGTTCTGGTGAATGGGACTGAAGGTATCGGTACAGGGTTCAGCTGTTATGTTCCACCCTTCAACCCCAAAGATATCAAACAGAATATTCTTAACGTCATCGGTGGGAAAGCTATCAAGAGAATGAAACCATGGTTTAGGGGATTCAAGGGTCGCATTTTCGAACAGGATGAGGTTTGGGTCACTGAAGGTGTTTGGAATATAATTGGTAAAACAATCAAGGTATCCGAGCTACCACCAGGTCGTTGGACACAAGACTATAAGGAACACCTTGATATGCTTGTAGAAAAGAAGGTCATCAGTGGTTTCACCAATAACAGTACAACAGAAGATGTTGATTTTGTTGTTCAGGAGTACACCGGCAAAGATATCATCAAGGACCTCAAACTCCAAAAGACTGTCCGTACAACAAACATGCACCTCTTTCACCCAACGAAGGGTATCCACAAATACGAGAGCCCTGAACTCATTCTAAAAGACTTCATCGAACTCCGTCGGCACTATTACATTAAAAGGAAAGAGCATCTCATCAAGGTTCTTGAAGCCAAAACGAAGATGTGTGGCTACAAATCCCACTTTGTTACCATGGTTATCAATGGAAGTCTAATTGTTTTTAAGAGGAAGAAACAAGAACTCGAGAATCAACTGTCTACATTGAATTTTCCCAGGATTGGTGGAACCTATGATTACCTCCTAAACATTAGAACTGTTCAATATACAGAGGAAAGTGTTCGTGAACTTCTCAAGGAATCCAAACAGGCGAAAGCAGAACTCACGAGTATGATGACCACGAGTCCAATGAGTATGTGGGAGAATGATATTAAAAATATGTAGTTATTCTCAAAAGGTCGTGAGATAAGGGACAACCACTATAAAAATTATATAGAATGGATTACACTTGAATGAATTTTCTATATAAAAAATAAAAGTTGAAAGAGGTTGTCCCGTAGGAACGACCTTTTAGCTGAAGATTTGATGAAATATGGTTAAAAATATTTTATAAGATGTCTGATGAAGATACAAGTAAACGTGGGGAAGAACTCAGGAAGAAAACCGAACTCACGAGTATGATGACTACAACTCCAATGAGTATGTGGGAGAATGATATTAAAAATATGTAGACAATAGATAAGTATGGGTGAAGCTGCAAAGATTTCTCTCAAAGCTATTGGAAAACAGGATACACACCTACTTTCCAAAGACCCAGAAGATTCATTCTTTAATTATAAGAATGATAAGATACACTCAGACTTTATAAAATATCATAGAAGTCGTAAGGTTATTAATCCCGGTGCTATTTCAGGTTGGCCATTTGGACAAACTATCAAGGTTCAATTTAATCCTCAAAACATGGGAGACCTTTTGAGCAACATGTGGCTTAGTATCACAATGCCACGTCTTACAGATTTTGGTAGTGGTAGTGGTAAAAATTATGCCGACCAATTGGGGAGGCATATACTGAAAAGTATCACGATGGTTGTAGATGAGTTAGAAGTTGAAACAATCCATGATGATTGGGGTATTCTTTATGATGAACTTTATTTAGAAATGTCTGAAAAGGTGGCGAATAGATTTCTTATTAACAGAAATATAGGTTATGATGACTCTACATTAGCAGCATTTAATGACCTTTCACAATATTCTGCAGACCTTATGATTCCTTTACACTTCTTCTTTTCTAGGAAATATGCGAGTGATGAATATTCTTCTAATAAACCAAATCGTCCCTATTTCCCTGTGTGTGCCGTGCATCGCCAGAATATCGAGTTTGTTCTCGAATTCCACGAACAAACATTCTTCACTGATACTGGTACTACCCTCGAACTCCCCGAATTTAAACTCATCACAGAAGAAATTACAGTCAATCCCGAAGAACGTCAGTATTTAGCAAATGAGAGACAAACATTCATAACTGATATTGTACGCAGACACCCCAGTATTATAAGTACACCAAATGATACAATGATTCGAAACAATCTCGTCCCCAACATTCCAGTCAAATGTATTCATTGGTTTTTAAGAAACACTAAATTCGAAGATGCGAATAATTCAACCGGTGGTAAAACTATACAAGAAGAAAAGTATTACCAGAATAGATTTAATTTTTCATCTAATGTACATTTTGATGAAACTGGTACATTCTTCTATCCCATAATGGATGAAGCAAGTTTTTACATCAATGGAAACAGATTACCAAATGTTTCAAAAACAAATCATCATTATTATAAATATCTCATTCCATTTAGAAATAGATTAGCAAGGCCTATCAGAAATATATATACGTATAGTTTCTCGATGAATCCGATCAATGTGGAGCCATCGGGGAACTTGGATTTTAGTCAAATAAAATCTGATAAAACATCTATAGAAGTGAAGCTTGATACATCAGCCACTTCACTTGTAGATACATCTAGTAATAATTATTCCCTAAACATGTATTACACGGGTTATCAGACCTATATATTTGAAAAGGGATTCATGTCACTTGCTTATTAAAAAGGGAAGTCTTATGATTTGAGATGTAGTCTATAATATTATTCTTAATACACCATTTGATGAAGTTCAACTGTGCCAGAGTTGTATGAATTTCATGAGATGTTCCAGGAATAGTATATGGAAACTTTTGTGAACGACAAAATGGGTCGAACAGTTTCTTACTGTATCCATCTAGACTAGATTTATACGCACAATGAACGGTAAATAGTTTTCCGTCATGTGTCGTATACATAGTATTATTTTTTTTTGCATAATTTGTGATAAACCACTCGAGATTTCGAAGTGATATACCACTGGTTTTATCTAAAATGTTCATTAGCTTAGTTCGATTCTTTTCTTCATTGTAAAAATTATTTATTGATGTTAGTAGAATGGTCGATTTACTCATTACTAAATGAATGGACACAAATCTATAAGCCCGTTTTTTATTTCACATCCCGGACAGCCCCTTACAAACATTTGTTCGGGTCCATGGGTATGGGTATCCTTACTCGAAAGTTCTCGTTTTTTTATTTTTTCACCTTTAACTCTATGAAATTTACAATATCCACCTTCGAGAGCTCTAAATGCACATCGTCGATTGATGCCATCCTTTGCCATTCTCGCACCCCTACATATATGGTCATTGTTTGTATCAGTCAAATCTCTCAATAGCAAGTCTAAGGGAATAGCATGTACTTTTGATATATCTTCGAGTTTCTTATTCAGTCTTTCAGTATAATTCTGATTCACTTCTTCATCCACCATCTCGTAAATATGTTCATTAATCGCATCATCAATCATTTCGGGAAGTTGGTCATGAATCAACTTCCTAATATTTTCAATGACAATCCTTGTAATTTTATTTTTACCTGTCATGTCTTGTCTTACTATTCTATTGCGTGTAACTTTTAAATAGGTCTTCAACAGAATTCTGTTTTTGTCTAAACAATTTGATGCGATCTCGTAATTCCACCACTTTACCTTCATCACTGATATTATTCTTTTGACATTCCTCGATAAGTTGTTCCCTTTTCATCGTACTCAATGCTGGTCCAGTGACTTTCTTTGGGGGTTTGTATTTTTCTATAATTTCACCAAAGATTTCCTGCTTTGTATTCCCAAAGAGGGGATCGAGAAGATCACATACCGGATTCAGGAACTTATTCACAAAGTAGTAGTGATAATCAACTGGAATGTTATTCTCTTCTACATACTTGGGGTCTTCCGATTTTTCAAAAGCCTTCGCCCTTGGGTTATCTGTTTTTGTAAGAATATATGGTACCCGGTCACCAGATTGTGGTTCTGATCCAGGTTTTCGTTGTCTCATCTTGTTTACAACCTGCACATGTGCTTGATTGATATTGATACTTTCGGGGCTAGTAATAGAAACATTCTTCCCACCAACTTTATAACTGTCAGAGAGACCTTGACTTAAAATAAGTTGGTCATTTGAAATTTCACCACCTAAAAGTTCATTAGCGCGTTTCCTCGCCAAGTCCATTGGTGGACCTGTATCACCAGATGTTAAAATAACATCCAATAGTTCCTTACATACTTCTCTCATGTGGGGTGTATTATCCCTTCGAACAAGTTGAAGACCCTTGACGTCTACATAATCCATGTTCATATTCCCATCTTTCCCTTTCGTCCACAGCTTTGCAGCGTATCTCTTTTTCGAGTAGAGAAAATACGGCCAGTATACTTTCTCAAGTTCTAGGTTATTTGGTTTTTTGAAAAGAGCACTACACTCTTCCGCTGCCCTCTCACCAATCTCCCAACTATACTCGATAGCTTCTATACCTTTGCGGTCCCCAACATCAAACTCGACCATAACGGAATCCGTGTCACCGTACCTCACCTTTGCACCAGGGAAGTTCGCCTCAACATATGTCTTAGTCTCTTCAATCATACCACGACCCCTACATGTTGTAGTAGATGCGATTGGAACACATGGAAGAATACCTTTACCTGCACCAGTAAAACCATACACAGAGTTCATTGAAACTTTATACGCCAACTGTTTACCATTGTACACCTCTTTCATAGAACCCGTCGCAGCTGCCATATCTCTTTTAGCTTTTTTACGAAATTGTTTAAGCTCATCGAGAATCGCTGGTAAGAGACTAGGTACATCTTGTGCAAACTTATACGTTTTATCACCAATGTCAAACGTTTCATAAGTAATCCCAGGGATATTCCCATATTTCCTCTCATCCATCACATACGTCGAATAACACAGGTTATGCGCCATCATTATAGACGGATACAGAGCCTCAAAATCTAGGGCTGTAATTGGTGTATAATATGCACCCTTTTGTGCCTCTAAAACTGTAGCCCCCTCGTATTGTTCTTCAGGGAGAGAACCATACTTAATCGTTGGTACCATATACCCCAACTCCCTAGCCTTTTTGGTTAATTGACTAAACACCTTAATTTGCTGACCCCTTTCAACGAGAAAGGATACAGGTACCCAAGTGGCTTTAGCCATCTCTACGAGGTTTAACAAGGTGCATAGTTTTTTCATGAGTTTGTGTGGTAAAAGTGTATCCTTGATACAGTATTCAGCAACCTCTCTCAGTTTTACGGGGTCACCTTCTAGAAAACGAGCAAACATTTCTTTGGGTGTCATGTCAATCTTTTGGTCACCCAAATACAATTTTGAAACATTGTTCAGACTGTATGAATCCAACTTGTACCCTTTTTTTACTTCATGGAACAGGTCGAAAATGAAACGTCCAGCCATGGGTAAAAGCTTCAGATAGTTATCACCCAGTGCACTTGAGCTCAACTGTTTCAAAACTAAATGACACTCAGTATCGTTGAGTTTACCAAGCTGATAAAATTCAACTCCACATCCAACCATAGCAGCACGTTTGTAAATATATTCAAGATCAAATCCAAATATATTCCACCCAGTCATAATATCAATATCTTTCTCATTTAGATACCTTTTAAACGCTAGAAGCATTTCTCTTTCAGTATCAAAACTGATAATATTTGAACCTTCTATGTTTTTGTCAGTTTTTTTAAAACACAAACAGGTCTTGTCGTATGGTTCATCACTACCAAATTTACATAAGGAAATTGCTATTTGAAAACATGCATCATCAGGCACGTTTGGATCGGGAAATTTACCAGTAGAACTATTACACTCAATATCAAATGATGCTACAACAAACGGTGCCATATCATCACGTTCGACTGGTTTCAATGTTGACCATTCATTACACCACAGGTCAATGTCAGTCTTGGAAAGATGTGACCGAACACAATTATCACCAGTATCTAACCAACCCGTGGATTGAATACCAGTCCTATGCATCAATCTCAGGACAGGGTCAAGATTTGATTCATATACGTGGTAATTTCGAAATTCCTTGTTATACATGAAAATTGAGTTAACCTTTCGTCTATGCTCTAGTGATTTGAAATTGAGATGCATGAAATGGAATTCCTCGTTATTTTGGAAACCCCAAACATCCTTCTGTTTTGTCAAACTATATCCCGTCACGTGGTCTCTCTTCAACCTGTTTATGTCATCATACAGACGCTTAACGTCCTGTTGTGTTGTACCCTTCGGAAGTTTTACAAAGAAATATGGATCGAATGTTGTAGTTACACAGACCGACTTACCCGCCTCAGTCTTACCAAATATACTGATATGATGTTCACCTTCAACATCTCGTGCTTCCCATGTCAGAGCTTGGAATACTACCATATGTATACTATGAGCCAAAATTTTAATATCGTTTATTAATAAATGTCAGCTGCTTTGATTGAACTTGTTTCGGTAGGAGCCCAGGATGTATACATCACAGGTGATCCCCAAGTCAGTTTCTTCCGTCAAAACTACAAACGTTATACCAACTTCGCCATGAAGCCTGAGCGTATGGATTACATCGGTACCTTTGGTGCTAACAACGAAATCGCAATTCCTATTCGTTCCAAGGGTGACCTCATGAGCTATATCTGGATCGAAGATACCCTCGTTTCTAACGTGCAAGATAACCCAGACGGTCTTTTTTCTTCCACTGCCTCTACCCCAACTGAGTTTGCATTGTGGATTGGTGGCCAAAAGGTATCCCAACTCGATTCCCTCTTTATTCAGGGTGTACACAACCCCCTCTTGCGTGATAGCCAAGCGAAGTCGTCGATGTGTGCCTCGACTGCGACCCTGAAGTCTAACCATGGTGGTGACCATTACATGATCCCTTTCTTCTTTGGTGAGGATTACACTAAGTGCCTACCCCTCGTGGCGCTCCAGTACCACGATGTTGAGATTCGCATCAAGTGCCGTGATGGATACACCCCCGTTGGTACTCCCAAAATTTGGGGTAACTATGTGTATTTAGACACCGATGAACGTAAGTACTTCACTGATACCGAACATGAGATTCTCTTTACTCAGACCCAACATCAACTCGCGACCAAGACTGATACTGATATCGACATCAGTTATTTCAACCACCCCGTTAAGTCTCTCCACCTGGTCTCTGGTAACACCACTGCAGGTGCCGATTGGGACACAGCCTTTACTTTCGATAAGTCTTCCCTTTACATCAATGGTACAACTCTGTTCGAAGAAACTTCGTCCCTGTACCACCACACGGTCGTGCCAGAAATGCACAGCACCGACCTCCCCGATGATGTTCTCGAAGATTTGCCCACTTACACTTGGCCATTCTGCATCAATTTGAGCAAGATGCAACCCACTGGTACCCTAAACTTCTCGCGTATCGATAACGCCAAACTCACCCTTGTAAACCCCTCAGGTGGTAACGCCCTCCACCGGGTCTACGCGGTCAACTATAACATCCTTCGTATCAAGGATGGTATGGCTGGTGTCGCATTTGGTAACTAAACCAAACCTAAGTCCTAGGTATTTAACTTTAAAATCACGTAAAAAATGGTAAAGACGAAAGTTCGTAAAACACCTACTCTTGACGCTGTTCGTGGAGTGAAGTCTCATATTGGTGAGCTTCTTTCACAAATCAAACAAGGTCAAAAGTGGAAAAGGAAATATAAAAAATTGAAAAAAAGAATTACACAATTCGAACCTAAAAAGGTAGTAGTGAAAGATGATGTCCGTAAAAAACGTATTTATACTATTGCGATTTCCATGTTACAAACACTTGGAATAAATGAGATGGATTTGTTGTTTCGCATGACCGAGATCGCCGAGAGGGCTGCAAATTGTCCCGAACTCATGTCCAGACACGCAAAAACTATTGCAGCAGGGGCTCTACACGCATGTGTTAAACCTGAATTGAACAAGAGATTCATGCAAGAGAAGATTGGTGTTTCTATACCCACAATTGGTCAAGTATCCAAAATTATTAACCTTATTTAATAGTAATATGATTCCACTTGTATTTATCGGTGGTCTCGCCGCTCTCACAGCCTACACATATTATGGTCAGAATCTCGTGTCCTCCCAGGAAGCCAAGAGACTCATTAAGGATGGTAAAATAAAGAGGGTTATCGATGTTCGTACCACCTTGGAATATCGCACAGGACATTACCCTAGAGCGCTTCATATCCCTGTTGATAAGATGAACGAAAAGACCACCACAGAACTCCCTAGAAGGGGATTACTCGTCTATTGCAACACTGGGCAAAGGGCCAGATTTGCAGCAGAGAAATTAGAAGGTCTCGGGTTCAAGGATGTGTACTACATCGCTGGACTTTACACCAGTTTACTTTAGAATGTACTTAGTTTTTAATAATCTATCAAGTCTCAATTTTTCCTTATTCATGAAAATTGTCAGTTGCATAACTTCACCTTCCAAAGTCACTAGTCCATGTGTGGACTTTTGATACTTTGCTATTTGGTCAACCCTAACAAGATCCACTGGTGACATCTTTGTCTTTGGTACCTTACTATGGTAGACAGCAAGAACCGCAGCATCCCTTTTCGTCTCCCTTGGTAGTTGGTCTCCTTGATGACACACTACTACGTGTGCACCTGGACATCCGGATACATGCATCCACCAGTGTTTGGGGTCACTCGTCATTGACAGTTCATCATTCTCTTTAGCAGATTCACCAACTCGGATAGTAATAGAGTCAATGGATTCATATATCTTCATATGAGTTAATAATACTAAAACTTTATCTTGAATAAATTTAATGCATGTCGTATTACAACCCAGTCCTTCTATTACCCACAAGTATAGAGTAACCTTACCAAATAAGAGAGCTATAGACTTTGGTCAGACAGGGGTCCAGTATTTCCCAGACCATCGTAATCCCCGTCTTATGCGCGCACAACTTCTTAGGAAAGGGGCTATCATTCCTAAGGAGCTGCGAATAGAGAGAGATCAGTATGAGATACAAAAGGGGATGTTGAAAATTAAAGAAAGTTCGGAAGACTTCTTCAGGGCCGAATATTGGGAGAGATGGGTATTACACACTTACCCTAATGTGGATAAGGCTAAATTGTATATGACTATGAGTCAAGGTATACTTTTCATGCCTACACCCGAAGACCTATGGTTTACTAATTGCCGGTAGACCCAAAACCACCTGAACCCCTATCAGTATCCTCGACGATACTAATCTCCTCAATGGGTGGCGTTTCACAACGCTCTAGAATGAGTTGTGCAATTCTATCACCCTTCTTGATTTCAAAGTCTTTCTCTCCATGGTTGAACAAGATAACTTTGATTTCACCTGTATAATCTGGGTCAATGACACCCGCACCAACATTGATGCAGTGCTTTGCGGCTAACCCCGAGCGGGGAGCTACACGACCGTATACACCTGGTGGAAGAACCACAGTTATTCCAGTTCCCACGATTGCTCTTCCAGCCTGGCTAGGAACCATGGCATCCTCGGAGCTATATAAATCATATCCCACAGAATGATCAGACCCACGAGTAGGCACAATAGCATCGTAACAGAGCTTCTTGACCCCGAGGGACATCTACTTATATCACGCCTCACATCCTTAAGTCTGTGAGCATCTGTAGTATCGTCTCATGACCCTTCAGTGTAGCGTTAAATAGTGGTGTCATACCTCTATATGACGCCTTGTTGGTGTCCGCACCCGCCTCAATCAGTATCCCCACCGTTGTCTCGTGACCGTATTCAATGGCTAGTAACAACGGTGTCCACCCAATATCATCAGTCTTGTTAATATCCACATTCGATGCGATTAGAGCCTTCACTACCCCATCATGACCATTTTGGGCGGACATATGTAGTGGTGTCGAACCATTATGATTACACATATTGATGTCAGCACCCGCCTCGATCAATGCTAGTACATCTTGCATATGACCGAATTGGGCGGCGATTAATATACCTAATTGCATCATATTTATAATACGTCTAACATCCTTAAGTTGATGGTTGACCAAATCTAGGAGATATTCGTTCCTTCATTACAAATTGTAATATCTCATACTTACTTCGCGTACTTCTTCTTCTCGTCGTCGGTGAGAGCTCTCCACATCTCCCCTAGTTTTTTACCAGTGTCGATAAATGTGATGTCAGGGTTCTCCTTGGTAATCTCGGGTCGCGTCTTCTTGCAAAACATCATGTACGCATTGGGTGCACGCTTGGGTTTAGCTTTTTCGTCTTTAGTCATTCTAATTATGGATTAGATTTAAATCTTAAAGCTGGGTTCTTCTTCGAATAGGTGAGGGCACAAATACCACAACTGAAAATATTTATGAAATACTGACACCCAAGAATATGTAATTTCGTGTACATACTCTCATATGCATAAAAAGAGGACAAATACAATGTCATACACGACTCATACCCCACCCGAATCAATAGATTTGATGCGTGATACATATCATTTATTGTGGGATATATGAAACTCGTTCTAGGTGTAAGTCTTCGAATAGTGAGTAGAGATGTATCAATTTCAACTATACCCACGAGACCAACAATAAAAGCCTCTTCGGGATACATGAGGGGTCTAAGAAGAGCTAAAAGACATACTAAATGGTGAAGTATGATTAACTTTCTAAATGTATGCACAATCCTAGGCTGGAGAATTATCCACATGAGGTCATAAGACATATAGGTGGTGAGCGCATGCGTCAAAAACATAGGGTATACGGTGTATCCAAATAATGTCTCACCTAGACATAACACAGAGAATGGTGCGAGAAACGTTAATGATGCCACATCATGAATAAGAATGGCTTGGTCCTTATTCATATTGTGATTAGTCAATATTCTTTTTTTATAATTTTTGCACTCAAAGGGTTTCGAACCCCTGACCTCAAGCTTACTAAGCTTGCGCTCTACCACTGAGCTATGAATGCGTGTCACCCCCCACGCTGATTAGTATACACATTAAATCTTTAAGCATTTGGATTTTGGTTCAAATGCTATATTTTCCTCGAGTTCTTTACGTTGTTTCATCTTCTTGATATCAGCACCTTGGCAATCATGTCTGGCCAACTGAATACAACTCGGACAAAAACTTCCTTCACAGTATTTACAATCGATTGGGACACCACATTTTTTCCGACAACGTTGGCATGGCATTGCTATACTTAATTGAGATAAAGATTTTAACAGTGTTTAGTAAAGAATATGTCACTCACTTACGCCTTCAGTAAGCCAATCCCACCTAAACTGTCCGAATATAAACACCTTAAAAAGACACTAAAAACTTCTACAGCTGGATATGGTTCCGCTTTGAGTGCATCTTATTTTATTGCTCAGGGTGCCGAACAAGGTGTATCCGCTGCTTTAGGTGCAATCGCATCATATGCGTATATATGTCTTCTATCCGAACGAGTAGATAATTTTGAAAAGTCGACAATTCAGAAGGAGTTTTTAGCACCTTTAGGTGCGGCTGCTTTTGAAGTGTCGTGGAATAATGCACCCTTCGCATTTGATTTTGATTATGGAGCCACATTCCTCGGCTTTTTAGCTTATAAATTCGCCCTCACCACAGTTCTATACGAGACTGTCAGGGGTATGTTAATCAGCGATAGTGAATCTTTCTACGACACAGAGGAGAAGAATTACACTGACCCCAATGATTGGACCGATGAAATCTTTGTTAAATTCAACGCAGACGAGCCAATTCACGAGCCACCCGAACAACGCGACGGGGTGAATGCTGATTGAGAACCATGCGTTGAAGCTTGGAACGGTTCTCATATGAGAGACCCTTCATCGCACCAATACGTTTATTGGCTTCATCCTTGGTGAGAGGCATAGCCTTCTTGGAAGGTTTGGGCATGGGCATGACAGCCACAATAACCTTACGTGTAGGGGTTACGACCCGGTTGGTGACCATAGTCTTCATGAAGTTCATGGCAACCTTCCTGTCGAAAGCCTTCTTCTCAACCCGCTTCTTGGTAGCCACCCGCTTCTTAGCAGCCTGGGGGTAGAGCTTCGCGAGGGGGACATTGTTCATACCATCATTGCTGGCCTTGGCTTTAGCCTTGATGGAACCACATAACTGCTTGACAGTTTTCTTTCCGGCGTTGGGAACACCGTACTTTTTCGCAACCTTCACCACATCTTCCTTCTTGTGGAGACGGCACTTACGCTTACCGAGTTTGAGATCACCCGCCTTGTCCACAGATACGAGTACTGGAGTCATTGTTTAGTATATACTGAGAAAATGTTTAAAGGAGAGTTTCGACTTCTTTATATATGAGCTGGTGTTGCAGTAAGAGAGCTTTGTCAGGTGTCGACGATTCAATTCCAATTTTCAGTCTATCCGGTTATAATGGGTATGCTAGAATAACGAGTGTGTATGACGGTGACACATTTAATGCAATTATCATGAAGCATGGACGCGTTCTAAAATTCAAGTTTCGCACACTTGGGTACGATTCAGCAGAGATGAAACCCAGTCTTGCTATGGACGAACGAACCGAGCATATTTACTTAGCTAAACTTGCGCGAGACATGTTTAAACAAGAATGTGGTTTCGATGATCGCGTGGTCCCCCAATTATGGAACCCATTCATGTGTAAAAATAAAGTAAACGGGTGGATATGGATTGAATGTGGTAAAAATGATAAGTATGGTCGCCCTCTCGTGACCGTATATCGAAGAAGAGGGGATAAAATATCTGTGAATCAAAAGATGATAGCATCAGGGATTGTAAATGTCTATGATGGTAAAAAGAAGGGGGTGTTTGAATTAAAAATGTGATATCTTATTAATAAATTGTTCGTGTAAGTCTATTTACTCTCTCAAATCAGGCGCCGACCAACATGGATTTAGTTGAGTTCTTCGAGTCTCTTCATTTTTCCAGTGGTAATGTATTCATCAATCTTGGAGCAAATTGAAGGACCAAAACCCTTGATGTGTTTGACATCGTCGCCACATGTCACGTCAAAGGTAAGGTTGCGAAGTTTATCAGATGCGTTCCAGTAGGCATCGGATTTGTATTGTGTTTCCGCGTGGTTGCCAAGTCTGAGGAAACATTTAGCGAGTGTCGCGTTATTGAAGTTGAGGTAATCGTCAATCTTCTTAGCGATAGACTTTCCAATACCTGGAAACTTTATAGCCTCCTTACCACTGGTGATCACATGAGAAAGATTGTAGATGGTATCACCAGCCTTGGTGTATACGTCGCACTTGAACTTGTCTTCAGCCTTCTCAGCACATTTATAGAGCATTCCAGCGAGTCCAGCATTTTGGGAGATAAAGTACCCACTGTCAGTTGAACTACCATCTTCAGAGCAATCATCTTCGTCGTCAGATTCCTCAGACTCATCGCCATTGGATGCGATAGACTCAGAGTCGGAGCTTTCAGACTCTTCATAGTCTGAGTCCAATTCATCGAGATACTCGTTAATCTTTGCTGCGATTCCACTACCAATACCATTGAGGTGCATTAAACTCTCACCATTTTCAACCGGGTAAGATAGGTCGGCGACAGTGTTTGCAGCATTTTGGTAAGCACCCGTCTTGTTGAAATCAGAAGTCATCCTCCCGAGTTCAGTTAGACGCTCAACAATACCCACGTTTGCAAGGCGTTTGGAGTATGGGGTCTTAACCGGAACACGTGCAGTTGTGTCAAAGAGAGACCGGTTCTTGTACTTGAGGTCATTGAGCTCATTGAGAGCATTGACCTTCTCTTCATTGGCCTCATCGAGCAACTTCTTGAGCTGCTCATTCTTGGTGTGAGATTCGGAGTTCTCCTTCTCGAGCTTGAGGATGTAGTCAGTGATAGAGTGGGAGTTCATGGGGCCAGACATTGTTGAATGTTAGATGTACTTGACCTTGGGTGAGGTTAACTTAGGTGTTTAAAAATGAAAATCTTTGATTATAAAAATGGCTTCTCTTGCTTCACCTATTTACACTCAAAAGACGCCCACCAAGTTTCTCATGAAAAAGTTCAAGATTGAAGAGATTGATTATGACAAGTTTAAGAAGGAAAATATGTGGGCTATTCGTCCAGAACATAAAGATAAGGACCCCTAAATATTAAATGTCCCTCACACTCACCTTTTTCATTCCTCATCCTACACGTAGTGTTAGAACCCATGTATTCACCGACCCTGCACAGTATGATGTAGAAATCAATGCAGCTCGTGGGTTTAAGTTCCCCACACCGGCTAAAAATAAAACCAAGTCTAAAAAAATGAATCACACCATTCGCGTTGACCCTGACCAATTTGATGTTGAAGAAAATTTAGAAAGGCACCTACCTAATTGGTAATCACCTCAATTTTGAAATTTTTACCGAATCCACCTATACGAATCTTCCCCTCATCCACAAGACGCTTAATCTTGCGACCAACCTCTAGGTTGTCGTCGTATGCCTGGTCGTGTTCTGGACTAGCTGGTAAATTTGGTATGAACATGTTAAATGCCACCATTTTCTGAGCCATTGAGAGTTCTTTATCTTGGAGTATACCTAACAGGTTTTTGGGAATCCTGGAAAGATCCATTTTAGACAGGCTTGAAAGATCCATTTTATATTCAAAGAGGGGTTTTTCTTTAACTGGACACCTAAGTGAAATCGATTCCTGGTATTTCCATCTCACAACTCACAATGGAAACTATCCAGAAAATTTGCGAAGACAACGATGAAAAATGGTTCCTGACTCATAACTACACCAAGTTATCTTTAGCTCATTTAGAATGTGACGGTGAATGGGAACGAGTTAAACTGGATACCAAACGATTGGCCTTAAGTATAGAGTACAGGTATTACGCGGGGTGTTTTTCTGAAGGGGAAGAGTTACCGATGTGGATCATTCCAGAGAAAATCAACGGTAAAACTCCGGGTTTCATGTTATTGAGACCGAGTGATGGTAAAGAATTTGACTATCATATCGATTTCACATGTGTAGGAAAGGAATTTAGGAAATGTGGTGTGTTGAAAAGTATGTTGAGTAAAATTCCAAAGAATTCGAGGGTGAGTCTTGAATCCTCCAATGACGTGACAGACGAGATTTGGAAAAAGATAGGATTTTGCGCGTACGGAAAAAACAAATCTAATGGAAATTTTTTAATGAAAAAATAAAGTTTGTACATCTTTTAATCAAACACACCTAAGTGAAATCGATTCCTGGTATTTCCATCTCACAACTCAAAATGAACAACACTACCATCATCAAAGCTGAACCCGGAAACTACGTGCTCTCCCTTAACGATATTGAAAATGGACAATTTGTCCTTTCCAAACACCCCGTTGTCGCCTTTCACATCGTACCCTATTATAGTGAAGGTCGATATGATACTCGTCCAATCACAGTAATTGGAGGTCCTGTATTCGTTAAATCCACTCTCTTGACCCCTGATGGTATGGTGTACGAAGAAAACTGCACCCCGTGCGACTTGGAGACATACATTAAGTGTCTCTCTGCACGTCATGGGGACAAACTCGAGTTTCATGTGAGTATGGATAGACTCTAGACCCTAGAATTGTAATAATTAAACCTAAGTGGAGTCACTTCCTGTCATATTTCCATCTCACAACTCAAAATGTCTTTCACTTTCGATAACGAACCCGTGTACAAGATTGGTGACTCTTTCACCATGAGGAACATCCTCAACATCGTCGATAAGATGAATGCCGCCATGCCCCACTATGAGTTCGAACCTGAACCCGTTTGTGAAGGTGGTATTCGTGTGAAACAAGATGGACACGGATACAAGACGTTTCGTCTCAATTTTAACAACTGGCCTTATTTTGGTCGCCATGGTGTTAAAATGGAGGATATCGATACAAAGTTAATTGCCTACGACTTTACTGGTAAGGGGAAAATGTATACCAGATTCAAAACTTTACAGGATGCACCTGAATGGACGAAAGAGGAAGTTAAATGTGTCGATACAATCGTCCGTGGAGAGGGGATGAAGAGAGTTAGGGCTTAGAAATATATTAAAGAATTTGTAATTATATATTGTAATGAAAGGTCTAAAAAGGTATGACTTTCTGACACAAGAAGAATGTGATACAATTGTTCGTG